CGTCCCGCTGCAGCAGTGGATCGACGACGGCCACGTCGTCGCGACCGACGGCGACGTCATCGACTACTCGACGATCAAGTCGCAGATCATCGGCGACGCCCGCCACTTCGACATGCGGCGCATCTCCTACGACCGCATGTTCGCGGGCCAGATCGTGCAGGAGATCGACCAGGAGCTCCGCGGCGTCGAGGTGAACCCCGTCGGCCAGGGCTTTCTCGGCCTGTCCGCGCCGGCGAAGGAGTTCGAGCGGCTGCTCGGCTCGCAGACGGTCCGCTTTCCCGACGACCCGGTGACCCGCTGGATGGCGTCGGTCGTCGAGGTGAAGCGCGACGAGACCGACAACATCCGGCCCGTGAAGCCGAACCGCCAGCAGGCGCTGACCCGCATCGACGGCATCCAGGCCGCGGTGACCGGCCTGGACGGATGGATCCGCACGGCCACGCAGAACACGCACAGGAAGGTCGTCGTCGGCTCCCGGCGGTGACCGCCAGGAAGGGGGTGCTCGTGGCCACGGAGCTCGAGACGTTCGAGACGCTGGAGCGGATCCGGCTCGCCCGCCAGGAGCCCCTCACGCACCTGGACCTGTACCTCAAGGGCATGCAGCCGCTGAAGTACATGGCGCCGGCGCTCGAGGAGGAGTTCGGCGGCCGCGTCACCCAGCTGGTGATCAACTGGCCGAAGATCGTCACCGAGCAGTACGAGAACGTGCTGGACGTGACCGGCTTCCGCGCCCCCTCCACGGGCAACGGCGGGCCGAACGAGAAGATCGACGCGCTGATGTGGGACATCTGGAAGGAGAACGACCTCGACGAGCAGGCTCCGATGCTGCACACGGAGTCGATCGGCCTCGGCGACGCGTACATGATCTCCGGCCCCGGCGACTCCAAGGACGACCTCCCCATCGTCACCGCCGAGTCCCCCTTCCAGGCCTACGCCCGCCGTAACCCCCGCACCCGCAAGATCAGCGACGGCATCAAACGCTGGACCGAGGGGGACGACGACGAGAAGGTCGAGTGGGGGAACCTCTACCTGCCCGACGCCCGCATCACGTTCCGCAAGACCGGCGACGGCTGGCTCGAAGACTCGCGCTTCAACCACGGCTACGGCTCGCCCCTGATCGTCCCGTTCACGAACCAGATGCGGCTGCTCGAGCCCTACGGCCGCTCCGAGTTCGAGGACATCATCGGGATCGCCGACGCGATCAACAAGATGGCCACGGACATGATGATCTCCGGCGAGTTCCACGCGATGCCGCGCCGCTACGCCTTCGGCCTCAAGAAGGAGGACTTCGAGGACGAGAACGGCAACCCGATCAGCGACTGGAAGAAGCTCGCCGGGGGCATCTGGGCGTCCGAGATCGCGGGCCCCGACGTACAGGTGGGGCAGTTCCCCGAGGCGGACCTCACGAACTTCCACTCCTCGGTGAAGCTGCTGTTCCAGATCGCGTCGATCATCGCATCGCTCCCGTCCTACGTGACCGCGTTCGGCGGCGACAACCCGGCCTCGGCCGAGGCGCTGAAGGCCGCGGAGATCACAAAGAACAAGCGCGCCGAACGGAAGGTCACCGTGCTCGGCGGCGCCCACGCCGAGGTGCAGCGCAACAACCTCCGCATCCTCGGGCAGTTCGCTCCCGAGATGCGGCGCATCGAGACCCAGTTCCGCCCCGTGGCCACGGCCAGCGAGGGCCAGCTCAGCGACTACGCGATGAAGCTCGTCTCCCAGGGCATCATCCCGCCGCAGCAGGCCCGCAAGGACCTCGGCTACTCCCAGGAGGAACGCCGCCACATGGAGCGCTGGGACCGCGAGAACCTCGCCGACCCGTTCATCACCCGGATGACGCGTGAGGACACCGCCGGGGAGGTCTGATGGCCGCCGAGCAGAACGTCCCCCGCTCGGCCACCAGCCACTACCGGCTCATGCAGGACCTGCAGCTGCGCGCGATCCGCCGCGGCCGCAGGGCCTGGGTGCAGATCGACCCCGCCCACCTCTCCACCTCCTGGCGCGAGCAGCTCCCCCGCCTCACCAGCAGCGTGAGCGAGGTCCAGGAGGACGCGACCAGCGCCGCCGTCGGCTACAGCGCCCAGACCCTCGCCGGCCGCGCCGAGTACGAGTTCCCCCGCGCGTTCGCGGACCCCTCCGCGTTCGTCGGCGTGCTCGAAGACGGAGGCGACCTCTCCGCCGCGATGTACATGCCCGTCATCACGACGAAGCAGGCGCTCGCCGGCGGCATGACGACGCGCCAGGCGCTCGCCGTCGGCCGCGACCGGCTGGACCGGATCGTGGCGGGCGCCGTGCGCGACTCCGCGCGCGGCGCCGCCTCGGTCGACATCACCGCCCGGGACGGCATCGGCTACACCCGCATGCTGAACCCGCCCAGTTGCGACCGCTGCGCGATCCTCGCCGGCCGCTTCTACCGCTGGAACACCGGCTTCGACCGCCACCCGAACTGCGACTGCATCCACGTCGCCGCGAAGAACACGAAGGCCCTGCAGGACGAGGGCCTCCTCGCCGACCCCTACGACTACTTCCACAGCCTCTCCCTCGAGGAGCAGGCCAGGATCTTCGGGAAGTCGGAGGCGCGCGCGATCCGCGACGGCGCCGACGTCTACCAGGTCGTCAACGCTCGCCGCGGCATGACCAAGGTCGGTGCGCGCGGACGCCAGGCACGCTGGACCTACGAGGGCACCTCGAGGCACGGGAACTTCGGCCGCCGCGGTCTCGGCCGCGCGCGCCGCACCGTCGACGAGATCTACCGCACCGCCGGCACGCGCACCCGCGCGCTCCGCATGCTCGAGGAGGACGGCTACATCATCCCCGGCGGCCAGGAGCCCGGCGGATCGATCGCCGGACCGTTCCGCCTCCCCAAGAACGCCTCGCGCGCGACGCAGGAAGCCTGGCTCACCGGCCTCCGCGACCCCACGAGCATGGCCACCATGACCGAGGCGGAGAAGCGCCGCTACCGCGCCGACCGCGACTGGCAGATGGCCCGCGCAGGCCTGAACCCCTACCAGGCCGGCGCCGCTCAGCGATGGCGCGTCCTCACCGAGGGCCGCGGCACCGCCCGCGGCGGCTCCCTCCCCCGACCCCTCACCGACGCGGACCGCGCCCGCGCCGAGGCCGCGTACCGCCAGTACGTCCTCGGCGAGAACGGCGGCGACGCCGCCCTCGGCACCCGCCACACCCTCCCCGCCCCGGGGACCCGGATCTAGGCGCTGACGCACCGTCGGCGCCGCGCTCGCCGTCGGCGGGCTTCCTCGAGCTGCTCGGCGTGATGCCGGTGGCTCTCCACCTCTGGCCGGTGGCGCGTGATGTGCGTCGGCCTCCACCACCCAGGCTCGTCCGCGTGATGCGGCGGGCCGCGACCTCGTGATGAGGAGCAACCCACCATGACGATCTCCACCTGCGCGCAGAAGCCGTTCCCGCACGGCATCGACATCACCGCTCCCGGCGGCATCGACCGGCTGATCGAGTTCCATCGCGGCACCTTCGGGGACTGGCAGATGAACGTGAACGGCGGCGAGTCCGGCGGCGACGGCGGCGAGGGCCCCGGCGGCGCCAGCGGCTCGGACGGCTCCGGCGACGGAGACGGCCAGGGCGGCGACGGTTCCGGCGACGGGGCCGACGGCGACAAGGGCCTGAAGTCGGCGCTGGTCGCCGAGCGCAAGGCGACGAAGGCGGCGACCGCTGAGCTCGCGGCGGCGCAGGCCCGCGTGAAGGAGCTCGAGGACGCCTCGAAGTCCGACGAGCAGCGCGCGCACGAGGAGCAGGAGCAGCTGAAGTCCAGCCACGCGAAGCTCACCCGTGAGGGCGAGGAGAAGGACTCGCTGATCGAGCGGTATCGCGTCGCGGCCGCGAAGGGTCTGGACCTGCAGGCGGCGGAACGACTCAAGGGCGCCACCCGCGAGGAGATCGAGAAGGACGCCGACGACTGGATCGCCCTGTGGGGCACCGGCGGCGGTCGGCAGGAGCAGCACCGGGGCGATCCCGGCCAGGGCCCGCGTGGCCAGGCGCAGGAGTCCTCGTTCGCACAGGGCTCCGAGCGCGCGAAGGCCCGCTTCGGCGAGCAGAAGTAAGCGGTCGACCCCGCCCGGGGCGGCCGGAACCACCACTCCTGAAGGAGGAGAACCATGGACCTCTCCGTCCGTGACCAGGTGTTCGGCAGCGAGAACCGGGCGTGGCTCGGGTCGCAGCACGGCACCGAGAGCAACCCCTCGATCACCCTCGACGTCTCGACGTTCACCGCGGCGACCCACTACCCCGACGGCGTCATCCCGTCCGGCGTGGTCCTCGCGGAGATCACCGCGACCGGCCTGTACGGGCCGTTCGACCCCGACGCCGAGGACGGCCGCGACACCGCGGCCGGCCACCTCTTCAACAGCACCCCGGTCGCCGCGGGCGCCACCCACCTGGGTGCGCCGCTGCTCAACCACGGCGCTGTCGTCGAGTCCAAGCTCCCGGCCGCTTCCGGCCTGGACGCCACCGCCAAGGCTGACCTCGCCGGTCAGATCCGCTACCGCTGAGGAGGAGCAACATGCTCATCAACGACATCGTTCCCGGTGGGGCGCTGACCTCGTACGCGCGCGAGGTCCCCACCCCCGCGAACTACATCCTGAACCAGTTCCTGCCGGACCGGCAGGTGCCGGACATCGAGGCGACCATCGACTCGGTGACCCGCACGAACCGCGCGGCGAGCTTCCGCTCGTACGACGCGGAGACCCCCATCGGCCAGCGTGAGGGCTTCTCCCGCCGCAAGGTCATGCTGCCCCCGGTGGGGCAGAAGACCGTGATCGGTGAGCTCGAGCGCCTGCAGCTCGAGAAGATCCGCAACGGGGGCGGGAACACCGCGGCGATCGCCGATCAGGTGTACGACGACGTCGAGCTGAACGCGCGCGCCACTCTGGCCCGCGTGGAGCTCGCGCGCGGCGACGTCCTCGCCGACGGCAAGTTCACCCTCGCCGGGGAGAACGGGCTGACCCTCGAGGCCGACTTCGGCGTCCCCGCCGAGCACCTGGTCGCCCCGACCGTGCTGTGGAGCGATCACGCGAACGCGACGCCGCTCTCGGACCTCACCGCGTGGTCGCAGCAGTACAGCGACGCGACCGGTGAGATGCCCGGCTACATCGTCATGTCGCGGGCCGCGCGCTCGCACATGCTGCAGTCGGCCGAGGTGAAGGCCGCGGCCCGTCCGGGCACGGTCGTCCCGACGGCGATCACCCCCGCGGAGCTCACCTCGCTGCTCGAGGCGTTCGAGCTCCCGGCGATCACCATCTACGAGACCCGCGTGGAGGTCGGCGGTGCCGACACCCGCGTGCTCGGCTCGGAGAAGGTGGTCTTCGGCCCCTCGGACCGTGCCTCGCTCGGCGAGACCGTCTGGGGCATCACCGCCGAGGCGCTCGAGCTCGCTGGCCTGTCCAACCCGGAGCTGACCTACCAGCAGCTGCCGGGCCTCGTCGGCGTCGTGATGAAGACCTTCGACCCGGTCCACACCTGGACCAAGGTCGGCGGCGTCGTCATGCCCGTCATCTACGACCCGCGCAAGCTGCTGGTCGCCGACGTGATCTGAGGAGGTCCCCCATGGCGAAGAAGCTGACCCGAACCGTGTTCGTCGACGGCGTGGCCTACGGGCCCGCCTCGGCGATCCCGGCCGACATCGCTGCCCGGATCACGAACCCGAAGGTCTGGGCCGACGCGGATGCTCCCGCGCCGGCCCCGGCCGGGGTCGTGACGTCGGCCGCGGCCGACAGCGCCCGAGCGGACGACGAGCCGCCGAGCGGCGAGTGGACGGTGCGCGAGCTGAAGGAATTCGCGAAGGCCCAGGGCATCGCCCTCGGTGAGGCCCGCGCGAAGGAGCAGATCCTCGCGGTCCTCGCCGACGCCGGCCACGGCGCCGCCGCAGATCCCTCCGGGGACGATGGCGACGCCCAGGGCGAGGACGACGAGGGCGCCGAGGTGCCCGAGGCCGACTCCCCGGACGACGTCGACGAGGCCTGAGCCGGAGGAGGTGAGGTCGGGATGGACAATCCCGCGAGCATCGAGCACGTCGAGACCTTCCATCCCGACCTCACCACGGTCCAGCGCGCCCAGGCCGAGCGGCTCATCGCCGCGGCCTGGGTCCGGCTGAAGGTCATCCCCGGGCTGCGGATCGTGTCCCGGATGGAGGCCGGCACGCTCGACCCGGACGTCGTCGCCTCGGTGATCGGGGAGATGGTCGCGAACGTGCTCCGCAACCCGGAGGGCGCCCGCTCCCGGAACACCACGATGACGATCGACGACTACACGGAGACGAACCAGGTCACGATCGACCACGCGCGCGCCGAGGGCCTCCTCTACCCCACCGACGGGATGCTCGCGATGCTCCGTGAGAACCGGCGCGGGGCCTGGACGGTGATCCCCTCGTGAGGTCCCAGGCGCAGATCGAGGCGTTCCTCGAGCGCGGCCGCGCCGCGGCGCGCGAGCTCATGACCGACCGGGTGAGGGTGTGGCGCAAGACGGGCCGCACCACCACCAACGGTCGCGGGAAGTCCGTCGACGAGCTCGTGCTGGTCTGGGGTGATCCCGACGAGGGGTCCCCGGCGAAGGCGCAGAACGACGCGTCCTACCCGTCGTCCCCCGACGTCGGCTCCATCGGCCGGGTGACGCAGCGCGTCGCTCAGGTGCACTTCCCGTACGGCACCACCGAGGTGCAGTCCGGCGATATCGCCGAGTTCGTGAGCTCGAAGAACCCTCGCCTGCCGGGGTCGCGGATGCGGCTCCGCGCGGACGAGGACAAGACGCACACCACCGCGGTGCGCATGAACGTGCAGGAGGTGCTCCGTGACGGTGCGAGTTGACGCCTCCGAGCTCCGCACCCTCTCCCGGGACCTCGCGCGGATCCCCGACAAGGTCCAGCGCGGCGTCCGGCCCGTGGTGTCGAAGGGCGCCCTGAACATCAAGCAGGAGCTCCAGATGGACCTCGCGTCCTCGCAGAGCTTCCGCGGCATCACGTTCTCGGTGAACTACGACCTCAAGGTCGACGCGGGCGGGGTCGAGGCCCAGATCGGCCCCGACAAGAGCCGGTACGGCGGCGCGCTCGCGAACGTCGCCATCTTCGGCACCAGCCGAGGAGGCGGCACGGTCCCCGATCCGTCCATCGCCCTCGCGGCAGAAGCGGACCGCTTCGAGTCGGCGCTCGGCGACCTGTTCGAGGGGCTGCTGTGATCGCGGCGCACTTCGCCGCGGTGCGGGAGCTGCTCGAGGAGGCGGCGCCGGACATCCCGGTGCACGACACGGACGCGAGCGCGGTCGTCGGCGACCCCGAGAAGTACCCGTTCATCGTCCTGTCGGGCGGGACGGTGCGCGGCTTCTCCGAGTCACTCGGTGGCTGCGAGGACGGTGCGCAGGCCCTGATCAGGGTCACGCACACCGCGCTCGCTCCCGCGGGCGTGCGCGAGCTCGTGGACATCTCCCGCGCCGCGCTCGAGGGCGCCGCGCTCGTCGTGCCCGGCCGGTACGGCTGGGAGCTCGTCCTGGACGACTCGCAGGACGTCGAGCCCGACCGGGACGTGCGCCCGCAGGGCCCGGCCACGTCGGCGTTCCCGTTCTACGCGGTCGACATCTACCGGCTGGGCTCCACGCGCTTCGGCTGATCGCGGCGCTCGCATCCACTCCCATCCCTCCGCCCTCGGCTCCGCGCCGGGGGCTTCGTCATGAAAGGCGGTGCTCGCCATGCCGCAGAAGCGCGTCGAGGCGTACGACACCCGGACCGGCGCGAAGCTCCCGCAGCGCGTGCCCGAGAACTGGCTGCGGATCTTCCCGTACCTCTCCCTCACCCCGAAGACGAAGGCGGCCCAGAGCGCCGTCTCCGATGACGTGCCCGAGGCCGACTCGGCCGAGGACGTCGCCCCCACCCCGAAGACGGCTCACCGCGGCCGCCAGACCCCCCAGAAGGAGTCCTGACCATGGTCGCTGTGAAGTCGCTCGCCGACGGCCACACCAAGCTCGCGGTCCTCGCGACCGCACCCGCCAATCCCGACGCGATCACGCTCACCGAGCTGACGTCGGCCCTCGACGCGTCCTGCCGGATCGCGAAGAACGGCTACGCGCTCGGCCCGACGGCGTCGGAGACCTTCGCGGATCCCGCGCTGTGCGAGGACGTGAACTCGAACGTCTGGGGTGCCTCGAACTTCGAGGCGTCCATCCCCGTCTTCCGCTACTTCGACGACTCCACGAACCTCGTGGACGAGGAGGGTGACGAGGTCTACCAGGCGCTGAAGGAGAAGGGAACCGAGGTCTGGTTCGTCGAGCGCGAGTCGCTGAAGAAGTCGACCGACCCGTGGGAGGCCGGTGACGTCGTGAGCGTCTACCGCGGTCTGCTGGACAACCCCCAGAAGGGCAGCGACCGGACCGGCTTCATCAAGAACACGGTCGCCCCGGCGATCCAGGAGGGCCACCTCGACGTGACCGTCGTCGGCAGCGGCGGCTGACCCTCCACCGCCCGCACCTCCCGGGGTGCGGGCCACAGACCGCCGGGCGGGGTCGAGCGTGCTCCTGCGCTCCCCCGCCCGGCCCCCTCCGGGGGAACCACAGGAGCCCAGGAGCACAGGAGAACAGGAGCACCACCATGACCACCATCCCCGAGAACGTCGAGGACTTCGGCGCCGACCCCGACGACTTCGACATCGACGCCTGGATCGACCAGGGCGCCCGCCCGCGCCGCGACGTCACCGTGTACCGCAACTGGGACCTGCTGCAGGAGTACGACCGCCTCGCGCAGAAGCTCCAGCAGGAGGACGGCGCCGACGACGAGTCCATGGGCGAGGTGAGCATCCGCGAGCAGATCGAGGACGTGATCGAGCGCATGGAGGCCTCGCGCCTCGTCTTCACCGTCCAGGCCCTCACCGGCGAGGAGCTGAAGGCACTCGCCGAGAAGGCGCCGACGAAGCCGCTCCTCGGCGCCGACGGGCAGCCGCGGAAGCGGGTCGATCAGATCGCGCTCGGCGACATGACCGCCGCGGCCGCCGTGATCAAGGTGACCGACGGCGCGACCGGCCGCTCGAAGCCCACGATCTCCGAGAAGCAGGTGCGGAAGCTCCGCGTCACCCTCGGTGATGGCCCGATGCACGGCCTCTTCAGGGCGGTGACCGAGCTCGCGCAGGCCGGGCAGGTCCTGCCGTCCGTCCCTTTCTCGCCAGAGCGCTGAGGCGCTTCCCGCACGTCCGTGTGCAGATGGATGCCGCGAAGTCCTGGGGGACGACGCTGTCGCATCTGCGCACGGGCGTGCCGGGCTGGCAGCTGTGGGACCGGCTGCTGGTGCTCGCGCAGCCCCTGCACGACATGGACCTGTGCCCCTCGGGCGCAGGAGGCGAGCACTATCGCGACGAGTGCGACGCCGACACCACGGACATCGAGCCCGTGACGGTCGAGAAGACGTGCGTGTACCTCGTGGCCCGCGAGGAGTGGGAGGACGAGCGCTCCCAGGACAAGAACCCCGAGAAGGGCGTCATGGTGGGCTTCAAGGACGAGGCCGAGCGCTGAGCTCTGGGGGTCACACGTTCTGCGCTGCCTCGGCTGCTGAACCCGGTCCGATCTCGAAGCCCTTGCCCTCGCACGCGGGTATCAGCTTGGCCGCAACGACTGAGGGAACGCCTGCAGCAGTGAGCTCCTCGTTCACCGAATCTGCGATCTCTGCAGTGCTCGAGTCGACGGCGTGCTCGTAAGCGCTGGCACCGGCGTACAGGACGAGGTCGAGCTCGTCATCGAACTGCTCTAGCACCTCGGCAGGCGGCGCAGTCATGTACGTCTCGCACGCCGCGTAGCCAGCTGGGTCGGCTTCTTCGAACGGTGCCGGACCGGGCTCGGAGTTGGAGCACGAGGCGAGCGTCAAGACGACGACGGCGAGAGCGAACGAAGACCGGTTGCGCATGACGACTCCTGTAGCGAGGGGGCTGACGTGGCGGGCCGCTTCTGCACTATCGACGGCTGCGATCGGCCCCATGAGGCGCGAGGCCTCTGCTCCAAGCACTATCGCAGGTTTCGGCGTCACGGGGATCCACTCGGTGGTGGCCGTCGGTTGTTCTCGACCGAGGAGCGCTTTCGCGAGTACACAGAGCGCGATACCGCTTCGGGGTGCCTGGTCTGGACCGGGGCGAAGAGCAGCACCGGCTACGGGTACATGACGAAGCCGGGTGGCGGCATGGAGCACGCGCACCGTCATGCGTGGCGGCTGGTTTACGGGGAGATCGCTTCGTCGACGTGGCTCGACCACTCCTGCCACCGGCGCGACTGCGTCGAGGTGTCGCACCTGCGGATCGCCACTCCCCCGGAGAACGGCGCGAACCGACGCGGCCCGAACAGGAACGGCAGCACGGGCGTGAGGAACGTCCACCGCCACGGTGACTCCTATCGAGTTCGGGTCGTGAAGTGCGGCCAGATCTTCGAGGGCGGGCTGTTCAAGGACCTCGATACGGCCGCAGCTGCGGCAAAGCAGCTGCGGCACGACCTGAACGGCGCATTCGCTGGGGAGGGGGCTCAGCGTGAGTGATCGAAGCATCGTGGTCCGCCTCCGTGCCGAGGTGGATGGCTTCAAGCGCGAGATGGCGGCGGCGACGAAGGCCGTCGAGCAGACCGCGAAGGGTACCGAAACCGCGGCGAAGCAGGCCGACACCGCGATGGGCCGGATGGTCCAGTCCGCGAAGGAGAACTCGGAGGCCTGGAACACCGCCGGCGCGACCCTGACGGGCTTCGGCGCCGCGGCGCTCGGTGGCCTCGCCCTCGCGACGAAGGCCGCGATGGACTGGGAGTCCGCGTGGGCAGGCGTGCAGAAGACCGTCGACGGCACCGCGCCGCAGATGGCTTCGCTCGAGGCCGGCCTGCGCGGCATGGCCCGGGAGCTGCCGGCCTCGCATCAGGAGATCGCGGCCGTCGCCGAGGCCGCGGGTCAGCTCGGCATCGCGACCCCGAACATCCTCTCCTTCACGCGAACGATGATCGACATGGGAGAGTCGACCAACCTCTCCGCAGACGAGGCTGCGACTGCGCTCGCGCGCTTCATCACCGTCACGGGCACCTCGCAGCAGGACATCGGACGGCTCGGCGCGACCGTCGTCGGCCTCGGAAACAACTTCGCGACCACGGAGGGAGAGATCGTCGCCCTGTCGCAGCGCCTCGCTGCTGCAGGCACTCAGGCGGGCCTCTCCGAGGGCGAGATCATGGGGCTCGCGACCGCGATGTCCCAGGTCGGTATCGAGGCGGAAGCTGGCGGCTCTGCGATGACGCAGACCATGAACCGCATCTCCAGGTCCGTCGAGGAGGGTGGCGAGTCCCTCGATCTGTTCGCGGCCGTCTCGGGCATGACGTCGGAGCAGTTCGCCACTGCTTGGGAGACCCGGCCGGCGGAGGCTCTCGTGGCCTTCACCGAGGGCCTCGCGGACACCTCCGAGCTCGGCATGTCCACCAACGGGGTCCTCACAGAGCTCGGCATCACCGGGCTGCGCGAGGCCGACACCATGCGTCGACTCGCCCTCGCAACGGGGACCATGTCCGATGCGATGGCGATGGGCAACTCGGAGTTCGAGAAGGGAACGGCCCTCATCGAGGAGGCCTCGAAGCGGTACGAGACTGCGGAGTCCCGCATCGCCATGGCGAAGAACGCCCTGGTCGACATGGGCATCAGCATCGGCGGGGTCGTCCTGCCGGCAGTCGCCGACCTCGCCGAGGGCGCGGGCGATCTTGCCGGCTGGTTCGCGGACCTGCCGGAGCCCGTCCAGCAGGCGGCTGCCGGGCTGGGCGCCGTCGTGGGTGGCGCATCGCTGGCTGCAGGGTCGTTCCTGCTGCTGTTCCCCCGCGTGATGGACACCGTGTCGGCGTTCCAGACGCTCAAGACGGACATGCCTGGCGTGGCCGGAGGCCTGGGCAAGGTGGGCAAGGCCGCGGGCGTCGCCGGGTTGGCGCTGGCCGGCATCGGAGTCGTGGACAGCTTCCGGCGCTCGTTCATCGAGGCGGGCATCGGAGCAGACGAGTACACCGCATCCTTGATCAACCTGGCGGAGACGTCGGACATCACGCGAGCGTCCTTCGACAAGCTGTATGCGGAGACGCTCCCCTCGAGCTTCGAGGTCGTGAACGACTTCGGGTCCGCGCTCCGAGAGCTGGATGCAGACGGATTCACCAAGTTCGCGGACGAGCTCGCCACAGGCTTCGGCATGTTCGGGAACTCCGTCCGCGACGATCTCCTCGCCTCGATGGAGCAGGCAGATCAGGCCATGGTGAGCTTCGTCCAGGGCGGCGCGCTGGACCACATGGTCGACCAGTTCAATGCCGCGACGGAGTCCGCAGAGGCATACGAGTACTCCGCCGCAGATGTCATGGATCGGCTTCCCGGCCTTCGCGCCGAGCTGACCAACCTCGCGACAGACGCAGGACTTGCGGCCGATGACCAGACCCTGCTCAAGATCGCAGCCGGCGAGCTGGTCCCCGTCATCGATGAGGCGACAGGCGCGATGTCCGGCGTCGAGGGCGCCAGTGGCGAGATGGCCGCTGGCATGGACGACGCGACGGGTGCCGTGGAGGAGCAGGTCGACGCGCTCGCCGAGCTGCAGGATCTCCTCTCCGACACCGCGGACCTCCTCCTCGGAGTGCGCGGGTCGGAGCGCGATTTCGAGGCCGCGATCGACGACGCGACCGCGTCCCTCGAGGAGCACGGCAAGACCCTGGACCGGACCACGGAAGCAGGGCGCGCGAACGAGGCAGCGCTCGATGGGATTGCGGAGTCCGCTCACAACTGGGCGAACAAGGCTGAGGAAGCAGGCGCGACGGCATCCGAGCTGGACTCGATCATGCAGTCCGGTCGGGACAACTTCATCCGCACCGCCGAGGCGATGGGCATGTCGACCGAGGAGGCCACCCGCCTCGCGGACGAGCTCCAGCTGATCCCCGACTTCGTCGAGACCGAGGTGAAGGTCGAGACCGAGCAGGCCGGCCAGGACTGGGACGCATTCTGGTCCCAGATCGGAGACGCTCTCCCCGAGATCCCCGTCGGAGCGGACACGTCCCCGGCCGAGGAGGAAGTCCGCGTCTTCGGCTCCCGAATCGGGGACGCCACCCCCCACCAGGTGATCATCGACGCGGACACGTACTGGGCCCAGTCCTCCATCGAGCAGTTCTACGCCGCGATGATGGACCAGAGCTGGACCGTCGAGATCAACGGCGAGACCGTCGATGCTCAGGAAGCCCTCGCGATGCTGGTCGCGGAGATCAACGAGGGCGAAGGCTACGTCTCCATCAACGGCACCCCCGTCGATGCGGAGTCGGCGCTCCTCACCCTCGTCGACCACATCAACAACTCCGGCGGCACGGTCGAGATCGACGCCGACGGCGTGCCCGCGATCCTGAAGACCCAGGAAGTGAAGCGCCAGGCCGACAACACCACGGGCACCATCGACGTCGACGCGAACACCGGCGAAGCGAACAGCGACATCAACTCCGCTGCCCGCGACCGGAACAGCCACATCGACGTCGACGACAACTCCGGCGCCGCGAACTCCCGCATCAACAACGCGGCCCGGAACCGGCGCATGACGATCACCGTCGGCTACTCCGACCCCGGCTTCCAAGGAAGCGGCGGCGGATCCCGCTTCGCCACGGGCGGCCCTGTCTTCGGCCCTGGCACCGGCACCTCCGACTCCATCCGGGCCCTCCTCTCCAACGGCGAGCACGTCCTCACCGCGGCCGAGGTAGCGCTCGCCGGCGGGCACGACTCGGTCCTGCGGATGCGGGCCGCGATCCGTGCGGGCGCGCTGCGCTTCGCGGATGGCGGTGGGGTCGAGAACGGTGCGGCGGTGCGCATGTCGCTGCCGGCGACCCCGTCGTGGGGTCGGCAGCCGGTGTCGGGCTCGACGGACTCGCGTCCATCTCTGAGCCAGACGAACAACATCTACGGCCCCGACCCCAACGAGGTGACGGACCGGGCGATGGCGAAGATGCGCCACTTCGTGAGCGCGCAGGCCGTCCAGCTGCCGTCGTGATCTGAGGAGGATCGATGCTGCATTCCCCGGACTGGACCGGCTTCGAGTCCTGCAGCAGCGCTGTGCCGCTGTTCGCGCCGCCTCCGTGCGTGAAGGTCTCGCTCCAGGGGCTCGACTTCGTGTCGGGCTCCCGAGAGCGGGACCGCATCACGATCGCGGGCTGGGATGGATGGACGAACGGCACCTCCCGGACCGGAGGCCCGGTGGCGTGGGAGCACGCCGACGCCGGGGTCAAGGCGGACGTCTTCGAGGAGAGCCGGCGGATCACGCTGGAGGGCCTCATCATCGAGCGCACGCCGGTCGCGCTGTGGGAGCGGATGGAGGAGCTCGGAGCGATCCTCACCAGGCCCCGCTGGGCCCAGCTCGTGGTCGAGGAGGAGCATCTCGGCCTCGTCCGCCAGATCGAGGTGACGCGGCTGCAGAAGCCGATGATCACTCCTCGGTCGTCGCGCCTCGCGGCGTACACGCTGGAGCTCGAGGCCGCGGGCTTCCTCCGCCAGGACGTGGAGTCGCAGACCGCGACCCTCACCGCCGCGGGGGTCGACGTCCGGAACCTCGGCACCGCCCCGGCCCCCACGTCGGCGCAGCTCGTCGGTCCGCTGACGAATCCGGGCATCACCTGGCCCGGCGGGGCGTGGACGTACAACGGCACGATCGCGTCGGGGACGACCATCAACGTCGACATGGACCGTCGCGTGGTTCGGAACCCCGCGACGACGGGGCACTCTCGCCAGTTGGTGTCGGGATCGTGGCTCGCCATCCCACCGGGGACGACGCGCCTGACCCGCACCGGCAGCGGCAGCGGCCGCGTGAGCGTCACGTGGAGGTCCTCATGGTCATGACCCCGACGTTCTTCCTCGCCGACTTCCAGACGGGGAACATCCTCGGGGAGACGCTGCCGCTCGAGCGCGTGTCGCTGTCGTCGTCCCTGCAACCGGGGCAGTTCTCCGCGACGCTCGACCTGCGGAAGCTCGGCGCGCTCGGCGAGGGCTATCGGGTCATGGACCTGCTGAAGAACGGGAAGTGCACCCTCGTCCCGGTCCGCGAGGCGCTGTCGACCGGCACCGGCAATCCCCTGATCAGCCGCGAGCTCGGCGAGTGGTGGATCGCGGAGGTCGCCGACTCCCCACCTTCCCCGTTCGTGACCCTCTCCGGGCCCGAGTTCGCGGGCTATGCGAAGGAAGCACAGCTCATCGACGACTTCATCGGCACTTCGGTCGATCCGGTCGTGGCGATGCGTCAGATGCTGTGGGACCTGTACACGACCTCGCAGACCGTGACCGTCGATCTGCAGTCGTGGATCTCCCACACCGGGGCACGGATCGAGGTCGATGCGCCGAGGTACTCGACCTCCTACTGGGATGCGATCGCGGACATGCAGGAGGCCGACGGTGGCCCGTTCGAGTGGGTGATCCGGTCCGGGCTCGTGCAGGTGAACGGGTCGCCGCGCCGGGTGACGCGCACGCTCGAGGTCGGACAGCCGATCCTCAGCTTCTCCCGCCCGGACATCACTCTCGAGCTCGCCGGCCCGGGACGGACTCCGGCGTCGATCACGGGGTTCTCGCGGTCGCGCTCGGAGCATCGCACGACCTCGGCGGTGTACGCGCGCGGCGCAGGCGCCGGTCAGGACCAGATCGGTCCGGTCGGGGTCGGGCGATCCCGCGCGACCGGAGAGCCGCTGAAGTCCCGCACGATCACGGATCCGCAGGCGGGGTCGCTGGCGGTGCTGCGGAGGCGTGCCCGGGAGGCCCTGTATCGGCTGTCGCCGGAGCTGCAGGTGTGGCCGGCGCATCTGCCGACGGACCGGTACACGCCGCGCACGGGCGAGCGGTACTCGTGGCGGACGGATGCGCAGTGGTCGCGGCCGGCGGAGTCGGGGCAGGTGCGGTGCGTGGGCTGGTCGTGGTCGTCGAGCGGCGCGGATGAATACGTGCTGCAGCTGTCGGAGGTGAGCTGATGCCGTCCTGGGACCCGTCGATCCCCGAGAACATCCGGTCGCTGCAGAGGCAGATCAATCGGATCAACACCGCCCGTCCGGGCCCCATGTCCTGGGGGCCCGGCGATGGGCACGTCCGCTTCTACGCCGCCGACGGGCGGGTGCTGTTCCAGGTGAACAGCACGGGCGCGTCGGTGGAGTCCCGGGGCGCGCTGACGGGGCTGACGCCGCTGCTGGACTCGATCCGGGCGAAGAACGACCAGCAGGACGGTCGGCTGGACGCCCACGACTCGACCCTCGCGTCGCACAACACCCGGATCACCGCGGCGCAGAACCGCGCCGATGCTGCGCACACCCGGCTCAACGGGGTCGACTCGACCCTCGCGTCGCACAACACCCGGATCACCACCGCGCAGGCCCGGGCGGACAAGGGCGTCTCGGACGCCGCCGCAGCGCATGGTCGTGCGGACTCGGCCTACTCCCGTGCGGGAGATGCGCTGTCGGCGGCGTCGGCAGCGCACTCCCGCGCGGACAGCGCCTACTCGCGGGCGGGGACGGGAATCGCGAACGCCGCCACAGCCCAGGCGCGCGCCGACTCGGCCTACAGCCGAGCAGGGACCGGCATCTCCGATGCCGCGGCGGCAGCGTCCGCTGCGAGCGCCGCCCGTGCGCGCGCGGACGCCGCGCACTCCCTCGCCGCATCGAAGGCATCGCAGGTGGCGCTGGAAACCGCGGTGGACAACCTCAGGGTCGAGATCGCGATCGAACGCGCCCGCATCGACCGCCTCAGCTGACCTCTCCACCCTGCCCAGGAGGCTCCCCTTGCAGATCACCCCTGCCCAGATCCGGGCCGCGCACGAAGCACTCGGACTCGACCCCGACCTGACGCTCCACGTCTCGATCAGCCCCGGCTACGTCCACGTCACCACCGCCGAGCTCGACGAGGGCGGGCACCCCATCGTGACGGGCGGGGTGCTGCAGCGCGTCGAGACCAGCGTCGAGACCACCACCGAAGGGAGTGCCTCGTGAGCATTCCGACCCTCGTCCCGGCCGCAGACCGGGCGCCGTCCCTCGCGTCCCGCGTCGTGACCATCCACGCGACGGACGTGACCGAGGGTGCGCCCGCGCCGGACAGCTTCGAGTTCTTCCTGCCGTGCGCGCTGCGCGTCCCGGCCGATGACGTGATCCTCCGCCCCGGCGGGGTGAAGGTCCGCCTCGTCGACGGCCGTGCGCGCGTCCGCCTCCCGGTCTACTCGACCGCCGTGCAGACGATCGACGGGTCCACGGACTGGGTGATCAAGGTGTCCCCGTCGTGGGGGTCGCCGTACGCGATCCGCGTCCCGGCTGGCACGTCGGAGATCAGCCTCGCGGACCTCCCCGCGGTGCGGCCCCTTACCCGCCGGGAGCAGCAGTACGCGATCACCGGCGTCGGCGTCACCGTCTCCGAGGCGACCCAGGCCGGCGGCACCGCGACCTACACCAACGGCCAGCTGCACCTGAACCTCCAGGTCCCCAGCTTCCGCCCGCAGACGGTGTACCCATACATCGAT